TATAATATAGACCTATTGAGTAAAGGCACTTTCGGAAGAAAGCTAACGGTTAGCTCAATATACGTGAGTAGGCCATGCTCCATATCATGGCACGGGCAGCCGTCAACCTGCCTATTGTTGCAACCGCTCGCGGTTAGTGACAAGCCCCTATGCCTTTAGGCTAGGGGTCGTTGACTCGTCTACCTCCCGCAGTCCCCACGCCTGTGGGCAAAATTCATGCTGCCACCGATCTGTTTCCGCCCCGCAGTCCACGCGCCCGTGGGCAAAATTGGTATGACAATGACTGGCATAGCTGAATTTTCCCGCAGTCCACGCGCCCGTGGGCAAAATTTTATTTGGAAATGGAATAGATAGGGGTAATACCCGCAGTCCACGCGCCCGTGGGCAAAATATAAAACAGGCGTGTGGTTCGCGCCGAATAAATTCAACGCGCAATGACGAGGTACGTCCCCGCTAACTATTATTATACATAGGGATAACTTCGGTGTCAATAGGAAGCTGAAAATTCTTTTCCGTGTGGTGTTTTTCTCATTCCCTACCAGTCAGTTCCCCTTGTTGTGCATACATTAATGATATATTCATGGTAACATAACAAAGTTAAATCGCAACTTTCTGCTAACCAATCGAGGATACCATGTACCCCAACTCCATTCAATCTATTGCAGGTGGACTCACTGGTTTTGGCGGTAATACTCCGTATACTGTCAATGACTTCCTTGCGTACTATCCACAATTCAAAGAACTACCCACATCGGCGTTGCAGTTATTCGTAGATGATGCAAACAATCATGTGTTCTTTGATAGATGGGGTGCTGGTTCGTGGACATTAGCCATGCACTGGTATGTGGCACATTATGCTGAAATGTATCGCCGTCAAATATCGAGTGGTAGTGAAAGTAACACCCCAGAAGGATTGGTTACGATGGAATCAGCAGGAGACGTAACGTATCGTTATGATCAAAATGCTGTAGTCAACGGTATTGCGAACTGGGGTGATTTTCTTACTACCAATTATGGTCGTATGTATGCCACAAGGGCGAAACTGTTATCCGCTGGCGGTGTATGGATCTGATAGGGAGGTTCGATGATTAAATACCCTGATACGATGGATGTTTGGCGAATTACTACCACTATTGAAGGCGTCATAACCAAACCTGTGCGTACACAAGTCATGACCGCTATTCCGTGTCGTGTGTATCGCCCCTCCCATGCTGATATTTCCATGCAAGACACAGCGGCAATGATTAGCGGTACAGAAAAGCTAGCATGTGCGGTCTCCACCAATCTTCTTCCCGGTGATGAACTCCTGGTGACTCGCGGCGGTAAGGAAAACAAGCAACCTGCTACTCGATACTTTGCGGGTAAACCTGTGATGTATTATGACCGTCCGGTGCATCAAGAGATTTCTCTGCTGTTGCAGAAACGGGCGTGACACATGGCTTTCGGTGATCAAATAGCAAAGATGGCAAAAAGGTATTCTGCCGTTGCCGAAGTCATTCCTCTAGTGTTACGTATCACGCAAGAGCAGGGTGCTCGTGTTGCCATTCAGGTTGCAGCAGAAGCTACCGCACCGATTCAGGGTGAAGTGTATGGCGAAGGAATGGTGTCTGGTTCTATGCAAGCCGCATGGGAAAAAGACAGTATTCCTGTACCTGTTGAAAACGGTTATTCACTAACGTCTACCCTTGCAAATAATCAAGAATATTCTTCATTCGTCAATGACGGTCACCGACTAGACCAACACTACGTGCCTGGTTTAATTATAGACCCCGTAACTGGATTATTGACACGAGTTGACCCTTCTCTGGGTGGTATAGTTGTTGGTAAAAGTAACGCCTATATTCCCGGTAGACACATGGTTCAAAAGGCTGTAGATGCGTATGAACGTTTTATGGCTATAGCTATTCGTGAGAAGATATTACGTCCACTAGAGATAGGTGAAAACCCCTTGCGCACCATGGCTCGGCGTGTAGATCAATCTTTCAACAATGACGAACGGTTTATTGGTGGTAATTCTGCGTCGTATGGTCGTACCATTACCCCCGAAAATGAAGCATGGATTCACGGCGCTTTACCCGGTCAGCATACCGGTGAATGGTAGCATACGATTATGTCACAAACAAGTATTGAGTTAGTGCGTGGTGGCATATCTATGGTATTGGCTTCTGCATTTGTTGGGGTTACTATTTACGAAGACCCCGTACAAGAAAAAGCCACACTACCCGCCTTTTACATTATGGATGTCAATCCTACGTTAGATAGAGGTATAGGGTGGTATAAACGTTCTATATTTTGGGATGTTAGCTATGTAGACGTGTTAAACATCATTGACAAGCAGACACGTTTAACGGCAGTGCAAGAAACTCTTGACCTTACACTTTCTACAATTAACTTTAGTGATAATGTTGGTAATGCTGTAAGTATTATTACATATGATCGTAAAAGCAAGAAAGACCTCGCGAATAGTGTTCTACATTATACGTTTTACACAAAAGAATGGGTATATGCGCCGTCCGGTACGACTAGCCTTATGCCGACGAATCTCACAGTGAATATGGAGGCCAAAAATGGCAACTAAATCAGACACGCCGGACGTTGCAACAATCAACGCAGAGATTGCGCAGTTGCAGCAAGAGGCGGCTATTGTTCAGGGTGCTGAACCTATTTTTGAACCAGACCAATTAATTAACTCAAAACAGTTATCTATCTATCCTGTCCCTGTTTTGAAAGCATTAATTAAAGGGTCTATGACAATGAATGCTGCCGAAGGTGTCGTGAAGGCATATCTCGGGTTGGGGGATAACTAATGAGTGGTGGAACCTTTACTGCCCAAAACAAACTTGTTCCGGGCGTGTATATTGATTTTCAGAGCGTTAACGGCGTTACTCCTGTTCCGGGTGCTCGTGGTACTGGCGCATTAGCGTTGCCTATGTCGTGGGGGCCGGAGGGTTCGGTAATCACGATTCAGAACGGTCAGGATACCACTCCGCTGTTGGGCTTCCCGTTGACGGATTCTACGCTGCAACCGCTTGTTGAATTTTTCAAGGGGTCAGACGTGACTGCGCCGCCGGTAACATTATTGTTGTGGCGACAGACAACCACGGGTTCTGCGAAGTGTGCGAACACAGCGAATGGACTTACGGTAACAGGATTGTATAACGGAACTCGTGGTAACTACAGTAGCGTAACTGGGCTGGGTATTTCCTACAATATTGTCAATGACCCAAACAATGCTGGTAAGTTTATATTGACGGTGTATGTGGATGGTTCTGCTCAAGACGTGCAAGTAAATCTTGCTACCATTGGTAATCTTGTTAATGACAGCTATGTGGCGTTCACAGGTACGGGTGCTACCGCATTACAAGTCACGGCAATGACTGGTCTCACTGGTGGTAGTAACGGAACTGTTGCTACCGGAGATTTTGTCAACTGGATGCAGGCGATCTCAACGTACACCTTCCAGAGTATCGGTTATTCGGGTACTGAATCGTATGCGTCCAATACCGCTACGCAAATATTTACCAATCAAGAAGTGTTTGTTGGGTATGTTGAAGGTTGGGCAAGTAATTCGGGTGTGTACGTACAGGGAGTGTTGGGAGGTACTGTAACGCTTACGGGTAGTGCTGATTCTGACACCGTCGCTAGTATGGCAAATTCTGAATTTATTACCAGTATTAATAATGGTGTATTGTTAAGTAATGGTACTGTCACTCCTACGACGTTTACGAATAGTCAGTGTGTGCCATGGCTTACTGGTGCGAGTGCGGGAGCTAGCTACAATCAAAGTTTGACTTATGCACAGTATCCCGGCGCAGTGGACTGTAATCCTCGGTTAACTAGCGCACAGATTAACAGTGCGATCAGTAACGGTTGTTTTTGTTTCCAGCCGGTAGGAGTTAATACTGTACAAGTCGTTTATGACATTGATACGTTCACTTCGATTTCTCCAACCAAGGGGCAAACCTTTACCAAGAATCGCTTAATGCGCACAGAGGCGCAAATTGCGAATGACGTAAAGTATGCTTTCGCGAAGTATTATGGCGGTAAACTTAATAACAATCCGGCAGGTCAACGGTCATATCAGGCGTCTTTGTATACGTTGTTGATGGATTATCAAAACCAAAACGCAGTAAAAAATGTGTCTACTGGTGACATTGTTGTTGACTATGGCACATCGTCTGATTCTATTGTCGTGACACTTGCTGTTCAATATGTGGACGCTATTGAAAAAGTGTACATGACGATTAATGTGCAATAAGGAGTAAATCTATGGCAACGTCACCCTTTTCTTCCGCAATGACATTAAATGGTACTCTTGGAACGGCTACAATGAAAAACAGTATTGATAATACCAATATTGAATTGTTTGTTGCGGGAGATGTAAAGTTATCTGCCAATGTAATTACGGCTAAAACAAAACACGTCGGAAATATTGTTTCACAGCCTAAAGCCATGGGCGTGGAGTTATCTGGGAGTGCTTCATTATTCGCAGGAACTCCGCAATATACTGCAATGATTAGTACGTTCATTCACACTGGCGTATTTCCTATGTTTTCCATACAGATTGACAATGAAGACACAGGGGCTAATTTAAGTCCTGTTATCGCTAACTCCTTACCTGTTGGGGTAGGCGGTATTGGTGGCGTACAGCACGTAACAATGACGGGGTGTGTATTAGATGGAGAACACGTTATTGCCCAGTTGTCTACAGGGACAGAGCCTTTGAAGATTGACATAAAATGGGTAGGTACTGGATTAGATGTATCTACTCCGTTCGGTAATGCATCTTTAGTTGATGCGTTACTTGCGGCTGCTTCTGGGGTACTCACGTCATCTATGTTGGGCGGTTTGTTCGCTGCTGGACAGTCATTAATTAAGTAAGTGTCTAAACACAATAAAAGGGGTAATAATTTATGTCAGACAATCCTTTGGCGGCATTCTTGAAGCCGCGAGATATTTCTGCAGAAACGCAGGATATTATAGTAACCGATTTTTTCAAGGATGAAAACGGAGAACCTATTCCGTTCAAGATTCGTGCTATTTCTGACGCGGATAACGACCGTCTGAAAAAGTCTACCAAGAAAATGCCGGATAAATCTGGCATTTCCATGATGGACTGGGATGAATATGTAGGACGGCTTGTTGTTGCATGTACTGTATTCCCGTCATTTGCGAATACGGAATTATGTGCAGTGTATGGTACGACAGTGCCTTACCAGTTGCCTTCTCGCATGTTAAAAAGCGGAGAAGTGAAGTTCTTGTATGACTCCATCGAGAAGTTGTGTGGATTCAATAATGCGTCACAACGTATTTTGGATGAAGCAAAAAACTAATCGAGGGGTGGGATGCTTATACAGCCGTGGCGTACTTCATGTTTGCACGTCACGGCACAATCCCATCCTATATAGCCAGATTGTCCAGTTATGAAGTTACGTTATTGGCGTTGTTTATTGAAAAACTCACAACGAACGAAAAAGCGTTAATGGACAAGAATGCCCGTTAAAGGTTGTTATTTATGAGTGGTATAAACGAAGAACTTAATTTAACAACCAATATGCCTGCGAAGTTAAGTGAGATTACTGCAGGTATGGGTAGTGCTACGTCGGCGGCTCGGCAACTAGAAGAAGCTACCCGTCGATTAAACGATATTCAATCGCAAGTATCACAAAGGTCACCTAATTGGCAAACAATGTATGGTCGTACTTTAGACAATGTAAGTCGCGGCCAAATGTCTCGGGTTGCTGACCCTACCGATGAGTGGCGTGCTATTGCAGAAGAACAAGTTCGCGCTGAAGAATCCGCCCAAGAAGCGATAGTTGCAATGGCAAAGCAAGCTGCTATTGACAAAGTTTTGGCGGCGAAGCAAGCAGCGGATGAAGAGAACATACTCCAGAAGCAGTATGTTCGTTCTCAATTAGCGGCTATAAACGAAC